ACAATAGTAACAACATTATCAAATAATTTTCCAAAGATAGTAAGTGCAGGTATTGAAATAATAAAATCATTAATAAATGGTTTAAAAAGTATGGTTTCAGGTCTTGGACAAGTTGTAAGAAGTATTGGACAGGGAATTGTTGACGGTTTTAAATCTATTATTTCAGCAATTTTTAATGTAGGAAGAAACATTGTTGAAGGCTTATGGAATGGTATTAAAAACGCAGGAAATTGGATTAGAGAAAAAGTAGGTGAATTTGCAAGGGGAATACTTGAAGGAATGAAAAATGCACTTGGTATTCATTCACCTTCAAAAGTTTTTGCTGATATTGTAGGAAAAAATATTGCACTTGGTATTGGTGAAGGTTTTACAGATGAAATGAAAAATGTAAGTGCAGAAATGGAAGGTGCAATTCCTACAAACTTTGATACAACAACAACTATAAATGGATCAAATGCAAGTTCTTATGGTTTAGCAAGTGAATATTCATATAATAGAATAGTTGAAGCATTCCAAGACGCATTATCATCAATGAAAATTGAACTTGATGATGAAGAAGCAGGAAAATTTGTAAGAAAAACAGTTGAAAACGCAATTTATACTTAAGAAAGGTGGTAAAAATGAGAAATTATATTGAACTTAACGGTGTTAATTCACAGACAATACAAGGTTTACTTATTCAAGAATTACCACCTATAACAAAACCCAAAATAAGGGCAAATATTGAAGAAATAGACGGTCGAAATGGTGATATTATAACTGAACTTGGTTATTCAGCATATGACAAAACATTTTCAATTGGTTTATATGGTGATTTTGATATAAATCAAATAATTTCATTCTTTAATAGTTCAGGAACAGTCACATTTTCAAATGAAGAAGATAAATATTACAATTATACAATATTGGATCAAATAGATTTTAATAGATTAATAAGGTTTAGAACTGCAACAGTAAAAATGCACGTTCAACCATTTAAATATTCATTAACTGATAACAGTAAAACATTTAATATTAGTGATGAAACATCAATATCAATATCAAATTCAGGAAATATTTATTCAAAGCCTGTTTTGACAATAACAGGTACAGGAACATTAAATATAACTTTAAATGATACACAAGTGTTTCAAATAACACTTGGTGATATTGGATCAATTACAATTGATACTGAAAATATGGACGCATACAACGGAACAACTTTACTTAATCGAAGTGTTATAGGTGATTATGACGATTTTCAATTACTTGTTGGAAGTAACACAATAAGTTGGACAGGTACAATTACAAAAATAAATATACAAAATTATTCAAGGTGGGTTTAAAATGTTCCACGTGAAACATTTTTAAATTTTAAACAAAAGGAAGGTGATAATTTTATGTATAGAGCATTAACAAGTTTTACAACAAAAGATTATGACATAAGATACAAACAAATATTACAAGATGATTTTACAACTGAAGATGAAATTACAGAATTTCTTAATGTTGGTTATATAGAAGTATATGACGGATCAATTGACATAACTGAAAATGGAATTTATGATGTTGAAATTTATGATACTGCAAATGTTAATGTAGAAGGAAGCACAGAAGAAATTGACAGTTTAGTTGATGAAATTAACGGTGAGGTGGTGTAAATGAATTATTACAAAAATGATATAAGAAATATAAAGGGTGATACTTTTTCACACCCAATTATTGTTGAAGGATTAAATCAGGATTTAGAAGGTGTTTATTTTACTTGTAGAGCTGATTTAAGTGATGACAGTGAAGTTATATTTCAAAAAACTTTAAATAATGGAATAACCTTTTTATATTATGATGAAGAAACAGACACAAGAACATATGCAGTAAGAATTGCACCTGCTGACACAAAAGATTTGCAGTCAGGAACATATTTTTATGATGAAAAAGTTTTTGTTAATGGTGATGTTATTACTATTATGAAGGGACGATTTATTATTGAACAAAATGCAACAAGAGAAACACCAATTCCTGAAGATCCTGAAAAATATATAAAAGATTATTTAGATGAAATAAACGGTGAGGTGATATAAATGTCAACAACAACAGAAAAATTAGAATATTTAGATGAAACAAAAAGTCAAATAAAAACTGCATTAAATGAATTAGGTGCAGAAATATCAGACAATGACACATTCAGAAGTTATGTAACAAAAATAAATAATTTATATGAAGAATATTCAAGTCTTCAAACATCATAGAAAGGTGGTGAAAAAATGTCAACAACTTTAAATAAATTAGAATATTTAGATACAACAAAAGGTCAAATAAAGACTGCATTAAATCAGTTTGGATCAGGTATAACAGACAGTGACACATTTAGAAGTTATGTAAGTAAAATTAATGATATATATGACAATTGGGATAAAGTAACAGGTGAAGCAACAAGTGTAACTTTAGATAATACAAAAATTTCAAAATTAATAATAAATCCAAAAGGAAATATAACACAAGTTGGTGATCCAAGTCCTGATAATGAAATTCCTGTTAAAGTAGTAGACGGAGAGTATGAGGTAGAGGTAGAGAATAAGAATTTGTTTGATAAAAATAATGCCAATGTTTTAAATAATGTATATATTGATATGGGGGCAAATAAATTAAATAGTTCAGAAAACACAAATAAAGTTTTATATATTCCTATAATTGGTGGAGAAACTTATACCGTTCAAAAAATTCTTACAAATAGATTTACAATAGCAACCACAAGTGAAATACCTGCCCTCAATGTTACATTAATTGATAAAGTTCAAAATAATAACGCAACAAATATAACATTATCTACTTCATCTGGTGCAAAATATTTATCTGTTCATTATTTACATTCTAGCGATACTTTAAGTGAAAATGTAATACTAAGCAGTATTCAAATAGAAAAAGGCTCAACTGCAACTTCTTATATTGCCCACGCAGAACAAACCCAAACAATAGACACATCACCAAACCCATTATACAGTCAAAATGATTATTACTATAAGAGTAATGGTAATTGGTATGTGCATAATGAGTGGGTTAAATATGTTGTTACAGGTCAAGAAGATTGGGTTTTAGAAATAAATAATAATAGAATTGCTTATTATGGTATAACTTCAAATTCAAAAAATACTACTAATCAAAAATGTAATTATATTAAAAATGCTGTAAATTATGCCACACAACCACAACAATTTTTTATACAAAGTAATAATATTAGAATTTACAATGACTGGGGATTTACTTCTGATAGCGAAGTAAAAACTGAATTTCAAAGATTATATGCAAACGGAACACCATTGTATTTTTATTATGAAATAGATACTCCAACAAATACACAAATAACAAATACTACTTTAATAGAACAGCTAGAAGCTTTACTAACATTAACAGCATATCAAGACCAAACTAATATATCTCAAACACATAATACAACCCAAGCAGATGTAATTATTTCAGCAAGTGCATTAAAGAAAGGGGGTAATTAATTTATGTCAAAAATGACAATTATTGAGGGTAATTCAAATGATAAAGATCAAATTCGTGTTTATATGGTTAAAGGCGAAAGAGGTTATTCAGCATATGACTTATATGTTCAACAAGGTGGTACACTTACAGAAGAAGAATGGCTTGATTCATTTTTAAATGCAAATAATTTTTATAATAAATCAGAAGTTGATGATTTATTATCAGCAAAAGCAGATACTGAAAATTTATCAACAGTTGCAACAAGTGGATCATACAACGATTTGGAAGATAAACCAACAATTCCAAGTGTTAAAAATGTTTATTCTGAAAGTACAACAGATCCATACAGTGCTGATTATGTTAATGGTTTAAATACTTACTTAACAACAGAAACTAGGGTTGGGACTTGGTTAGACGGTAGGCCATTATATCACAAAACAATATTTTTAGAAGACACAACAATTTCAAGTTCTACAAAACAATTAGTAATAATGGATTTGACTGATTATGATGTTGTTTTAGTGGATAATTTTTATATTAATGCAGATCAAAATTCTACTTCAGGAAACAGACACAAATTTGTTCAAAGTATAACAGATGACAACAACCATTATTTTAATGTGAGAGGTTGGACAAACAATTCGACAGAAAACTTTTTAGTAGTACAAACTGACCTTTTCTATTATATTAATAAAGGTTATATAAATGTTAGATACACAAAAACAGCAGATATAACAGAATAAAGGGGTTAATATAATGATTAAAATTTTTAGTTCAACAGATAAAATCTTTTCTTCAAATGGTGATAAAGTTATACTTCCAACAAAAGCAAAAGTTCACAAAGAAGACAATGGACCTTATTATTTGGACCTTGAATGCAGTCTTGATTATATTAATTATATTATTTCAGGTAATATTATTGTTGCAGATACACCACAAGGGGATCAGGCTTTTAGAATTTCAAGTGTAACGAAAACAAGAACAAAAATAACTGCAAAATGTTACCACGTATTTTATGATTCAGAAAATTTATTAATTCAAGATACTTTTGTTGTAAACAAGGACTGTAATGACGCATTGGATCAATTAAATAGTGCTACAAGCGACACAAGTCCTTTTACAACCGTTTCAAACATCACAGGTATAAATTCATATAGGTGTGTAAGAAACAGCCTTTATGAAGCCATACAGACAGTTATAGAACGTTGGGGTGGTCATTTAGTACGTGATAATTTTACAATTAAAGTTATGGGATCTATTGGTCAAGACAATGGTGTTACAATTAGGTATGCAAAAAACTTAAAGTCAATTACTTGTGCTGAAAATTGGGACAATGTTGTTACAAAAATATTACCTGTTGGAAAAGACGGAATACTTTTAAATTATCTTGATAGTAGTGCAGAAGTTTATGTTTCAAGTACAACACAATATGAAATTCCATATACAAAAACAATAACATTTGAACAAGATATTGATCAAGAAGACTTTGATGACACAGATGATTATTATAATGCTTTACTTGAAGACTTACAAATTCAAGCACAACAATATGTAAATGATAATTGTGTTCCCAAATTAAATTATACATTAAAAGCAAATGTTGAAAAATTAACTGATATTGGTGATATAATTCAAGTTATAGATGAAAGACTTGGATTAAGTCTTGAAACAAATGTTATTTCATTTGATTATGACTGTATATTAAAAAAATATACACAACTTGAATTTGGTAATTTTACACAAAAATTATCAGGTTTAATGAACACAATACAAAGTACAACACAAACAACAGTCACAGAAGCAGTTCAGGAAGCAACATATACATTACAAAGTGATTTACAAGAATCATACAACCAAATTATTGGGACACTTGGATCAAGTTATTGTATTTATGAAGGTGATAAAATATTAATTGTTGATAGCATACCAAAAGAAACTGCGACAAATGTAATTATGATTAATAATGGTGGAATAGGATTTTCACAAGCAGGAATAAATGGACCATTTCAAAGTGCTTGGACCATAGACAATGTTTTAAATATGGAACAAATAAATGTAATAAATCTTACTGCAAATTTAATTAAAGGTGGAACATTAAAACTTGGATCTAATTTAAATCAGAATGGAAATTTAGAAGTTTATGACACTTCAAACAATTTAATTGTTGAACTTAATAATAATGGTTTAAAAATGTATGGTCAAGACGGAAGTTATATTTTAATGAACAATGAAAGTGGTTTTACAGGTTATGATAGATTAGGAAATCAAATATATTGGGTGACACAAGATGAATTTCATATGAAAAAATCAGTTATTGAAGAAGAAATTACAATGTTTAATAAAATGCGTTATATTCCAATAACAATAACTGATACAAACAACAATATAGTAAATGACGGAATTGGTCTTGTTTCCGTTGCAGGGGGTGATTAAAAATGGCAAGTGGTACAATAAGTCTTGGCACAAGTGGTGCAATAATTGGACAAATAGTGTGGTCAAGTTCATCAAATGGAACTTCTGCAAATAGTTCACAGGTTTCAGCAACAATTCAAGTAAAAAAGACTTCAAATACAACTGCAAGTACAACAGGAACTTGGACAGGGTTTTTAAATATTAATGGTGACAGTAGATCTTTCAGCATTAGAAAAGAAGTTTCAAAAAATTCTTGGGTTACATTATCAAGTTTTACAATTACCAAATCACATAACAGTGACGGATCAGGAACTTGTTATATTGGTGGTAAGATTCAAGGACCTTCAGGAACAAGTCAAGCAAACAGTGTTGTAAGTGGAAATTCAACTGTTACACTTGATAAAATTCCAAGATATGCAACAATAAGTTCTGCAACAAATTTTACAGACATACAAAACCCAACAATTAAATATTCAAACCCTGCTGGAAGTTCTGTAACAACTTTACAGGCTTGTATATCACTTACAGGAAGTACAGACAATGTATCATATAGGGACATATCAAAAACAGGGACAAGTTATACTTTTAATTTGACTGAAGCTGAAAGAAACACATTAAGGTCAGCAACACCAAATTCAAATACATTAACAGTTTATTTTTATGTTAAAACAGTTATAAATGGATCAACTTTTTATCAAAATACTTCAGCAACAATGACAATAGTAAATGCAAACCCAACATTTACAGCCCAATATCTTGATACTAATTCCACAACAACTGCAATTACAAATAATAATCAACAAATCATACAAGGCAATTCAACTTTAAGGATTAATATTACAAATGCAACTGCACTTAAATATGCAACCTTATCAAGTGCAAAAATTAATGTTAATGGTAATGTTACAACTGCAACATTTTCAGGATCGTCATTAACATTTAATGTTGGTACAATTAATGTTGCAAGTAATTTAAGTATTCCTATTACTGTTACAGATAGTAGAGGAAACACAACAACCAATACATTAACTGTAACTGTGCTTTCTTGGTCACTTCCAACTGCAATAATAAGTCTTGCAAGGGTTTCAAACTTCTATACACAAACAAATCTTACAGTAAATGCAGATTATTCAAGTTTAAATAATAATAATACTATAACAATACAATATCAAACTAAAAAAGAAAGTGAAAGTTCTTATGGATCACTTACAACAATACAAGATAATGTTCAAACAACCTTTAATGCTGATAACAGTTATTCTTGGAATGTAAGGGTAATTGTTACTGACAGAATAGGATCAACAACATATAATTTATTTTTATATAAGGGTATTCCTTTAATGTATTGGGATAGAATACTTTCATCAATAGGAATAAATTGTTTTCCTGACAGTCAATACCAATTATTATTAAATGGAACAGATATATTACAAGCAATAACAGGAACATCATTATATAATAACACTTCAGGATCAAACGGAACAATTAATTTAAGTGATAGTACTGCAAATTATGATAAATTATATATTGAATATAAAGACAATGACGGAACATTTAATTCAACTGAAATAACTGCACCAAATGGAAAAACTGTGTATTTAGTAACACAATATCCATATTCAAATTCAACCACATATATTAAATGTTGTGGGTGTAGTATATCAGGAACAACAATAACACCAACAAATTATTCAGAAACAGCAATTAAATCAGGAAATTCACCAACGGTTACAAACACCAACTATATATATATAACAAAAGTTATTGCATATAAATATTAGTATGAAACAATTTTAAAGGGGGGTGAAAAATGGACATAATTGAAATTAGTAAATTATTATTTCAATATGGTGGAACAATTATAATGGCAGTCCTTTTTGTATGGGTTTTCATTACAGATAAAACAAAGAATAATCAACTTCAACAAGATAATAACACAATGCTTAAAATATTGGTTGATAATCAAAAGAATGCAACAGAAAGCAATAATAATATTGCAAAATCTTTAGAAATAATATCAAATAACTTGGTTACAATAGATAAAAAAATTGATAGAAATTATGAAGTTGAAGTGAAGAACAACATTTGACATTTTAAAAAATTAGTGATATATATTAAATATGTTTTTTACAAGTCATAAAAAGACACTTGCTGAATTAAGTGGTTTCAGCAGGTGTCTTTTTTATTCCTTTTCTTATAAGTTTTTTAATTGATCCTTGCTTATTATTTGGATCAATTGCTTCAATAATATCTTTGTCATTTACCTTATGTAATTTTAAATAATATCTTTCCATATGTTCTTTATCATATTTATTTTGATTTACAGTGCTTTTTTTTGTCATTTTAAATCCTTTCTATTTAGAATAAATGATCAATTATATCAGCTTCAACATTATAATCATTAATCCATTTACTTATATTATCATTAATAAATTCTTCAATACTTGGTGTAA